TCATCAGACAATACTCTTGCTTTATCAAACAACATCATATTTTCACTTGACACGTTTGGAAACTTAGTACCAAATATAGCTTGACCTGGCGCACCACCCTGTCTTCTAAATATCTTACCAGGATATACTGTAAGATCCTGACCAGGTGCTAGGTTTGTCTCATCAACCTCAATCAATAGATTACCAGATAAGATAGCATTGTCAACAGCTAATCTCATAAAACCATTCATTAATGTTTGGGTATCGTCCATGTTCTCTGCTAGACCTACACCAAAGAAACTGTATGGGTTGATCTCGTATGGACTTGCAACGTATGGGATACGCTTTGGTGTAAATGGGTTGATTACAAATCGTAGGATCTCTCCATTACAAACCCAAGCATTGATCTGTATCTCATCATCTTCTAAAAACTTCTCAGGTATTTCTAGACCTTGGTTCTCTACAATCTCTCTATCTACCGTACCCCAAAACTCTAGTACCTGAAATCTTTCTACATCACCACTGTAGCTAGAAAAACCTTCTCCACCAAAGTCTGATGCAACATCATTATCATTTAGACTTTCTTCCCACCACTCTTGATTGTAGCTCTCACCATATTTGATCGCATCATCGATAGCATTTGATCTAAAGAATGGACGTTTCTTCAACGCTCTTAGTTGTGGTCTAGTCATGCGATGACGTTCTACAGTATACGTAGCGTCTTCCATATTGTATGCATCTGGATCAGGATAGAAATCCCAAACAGATGTATGTTCTACTTTTGGAATTGTTTTTATAATAGGATCGTAGTCACCCTCTTCATCCCAATTAGGATACTCTTTGTCCAATGCAAATGGACCTTTCATAACGCCTGTGCCAAACAGCACACACTCAAATACAGAGAACCTTAATTGTTTTGTAGCTGATGACTCTTCTAGCTGATCCTTAATCTTCTTTTCCATCCTCTTGGCTGCAACCATAGCAGGATGAAACGTAACAGCAGATTGTGTTTGACCTGGCCCTTCTTCAAGACCTTCGATATCTTCTAGGTCTTCTTGTTGTGGTCCTAATCTATCTCTAAGCATATCGGTAGTGTCTCCTGGCTGTAGATCATTACCATCACCAAGGCTACCATATATATCTCTGATCTGTTCTAGTGCTTGCTCCTGCTCCTGTTCTTTTGGATCTACGTGAACAGTGTCAGCTACACCTTCAGGCAATGCAGTCGGTTCTACACCAATAGGAAATCTATTCTGGCTAAACAGAACATCTACCAGTTGACCATATGCAGCTAGAACTTTTGTCTTAGTTACTTTAATAAATACACGAGACTTTTCTGTTTCTGTGAACTGTACGTCAGGCCCATATATACCACGATAGTTTTTATATGCCTGTACCCATCGTTCTTCATCAGAATATCTACGTGTTCTTGCTCTTTCAAAACGAGCTTCAACGTACCCAACTAAACTATCATAAGGACGTTCATCTTCAGTTTTTTCTTCTAAGGCACTCAACTCATTTTTGTCTACCATATTTTTTCCTTTTTGGCTGCAAGGTTCTATTTAGTTTCTTTGATACAACTGCTAGGTTTTTTCTTCTATTATCTCTAGGATTACCATTTTTATGATGTACCTCCATACCTTTTGGAGGATTTAACATTCTTCTAGCCTTATTTCTCGCAGCTCTATCTAGTTTTCCTTTAGCTGTTCCTTGAGTTCTAACATACTCTTTGCGATAATTACGTGGTTTTTTCATGTTAATCCTTTGAGTATGTAGCCCATATAAATACACCAACAGCAAGTAATAATGCTAAAACTATAAGTGTAATTACAAAAATCTCCATATTAATATCCAAATACTGAATCGGAAGGTTGATACCTTTTCTTTGGTGTATTCTCGTATGCTACTCTTACATTAGTCGGTCTAGACATTATCATATACCTTAGTGCATCATACAAGTGATCTTCAGCTTTGGTATCAACGTCTTCAGGATTGCGTGAGTCTACTGGTAATGCAGCTAACTGACTGATAAGATTTCTACAGTTCTGCAATATTTTTAACTTTGGCTCTCCTGTATCCTCTTCAACCAATAGACGCTTATGCATTTCAATCTTACCTGCAACCCTAGAACCAGGTGATCTGTCTGATGGTCTAAATCTACAACCCTCTCTATTTATTGTCTCTGCAATCGATGGTCCTACATCACCTCGTTTAGCCCAACAAGAACTATCTAACAGGGCATCTTGTATTCTACCATCATTCTCTTCTATTTCCATAATCATCTGACCTAGCTTATCAGCAGTCAAACGGTTAACGTACAACTCTCGATATATCCACAAACAACCATCAAAATCAACAGCCCCCCATAGAACAGCGGAGTGGGCCGCGTATCCGAAGTCGGCTGCTCTAATCTTTGTCCAGCCCTTCGGAATCTCAAAACTTTCGCACGTATGCACCGTCTTATCAAACTCAGGAAAAGCACCTTCTTCAACTACATCCCAATCGCCATATAAGAACTGCTTCCTCTTAACTTCAGGTAGAGAAGCAAGCATTGCAACATAACTAGAGTCTTGTGTCAAGTACGGATTATCCCATACAGATGCAGCAATAAACTTTCTAGTTATCTCGCTGGTTAATGTTTTACCATCTAACTCATACTCTATTTTCTCAGTCACCCTAGTATCTGGTTCAGCAGGATCGATAAAAACTTTCTTGACCCATGCAGATCCTATGTTACCAGGGTTTCCAGTAGCCCTCATATGAAGAGGAATAGTGGGATCTGTAGTACGCAAAGATGATCTTAAAAAGTGCCAAACATCAGGACTTGCATACTGTGGTAACTCATCTACTCCAATCCAAGAGTAAGACTGACCTTGATACCTTAGAACATCTTGTAAGTTCTCACAGTATCCAAACTCTAGTCTTGCTCCACTAGGAAAATACCAAGTGTTTTCTTGGCTTTTCCATTTAGCTCCAGGTGCAGCTTTCGGATATAATTGCTGCGTCTGGAATATAACATCTCTTAACTCAGGCATAGAACGTCTAATAAGTAACATTCTAGCAGCAGGTTTATCTACAAACCTTAATGGTGCAATTAGTAAGCTATATGTCTTACCTCCACCTCTAGCACCACCATAAAATACTTCTCTTTCATTAGCTGACAAAAACCTTGTCTGTGGACCTGGGTTTGGTCTAAAGATAACTTCAGGTTCAGACGCAGTCTTCTCTGTAAAATCTAATACTTCTGGTTCAACAGTACCTGTTTTTAATGCTTTATTTAATCTTCGTTTTGCTTGATCTGCTTTGATCCTAGTTTGCTTTTCTGTATTTTTGAGGTCTTCAATCTTTCGCTGTCTGGGAGATAATAAACGTCTGCGAGACTTTCT